TGATAAGTTGTTTATTTCTTATTCAATGTAATTAGTATATAATTATAATTTATAATAGTCAATAATTATTTTCAATTATTTTTACTTTTTTTAAAATATCTTGTGAGCCCTACTCATTGCTGGCTTCATAGCCTAATAAAAAAAAACTTGACTTATGAAAAAGATGTGGTAAGATGCAAAAAAGAAAAACAAAACAAATAATAAAAAGTTGTTAAAAACAACTAACAAAAGTAAAAGAAAAAAGAGCTGACAACTATCATCTCGCACACACACTTTTTTTTTTGGTGCTACCTTTTTGTTTAGTGTTTTATGCCAATAAATGCGATTGAAAAAGCAGAAATGTTAGTTTTTTTGTGAATTGTGTTTTTAGATATTGACTTATTAATTAGAAATGATAAAAAGTTGGTTAATTACAATTGATAATTGCAAATGATTGAGATGATAATAAGTTTTGCATTGTTAACTTATTAACATCGCGCGCGAGTAAAAAATAATCTTTAAATTATGCCAAAAACTAAAGAAATAAAAGAATATAAAAAAATAAATCGGCAGGCAACTATTGATTTACTAAACAAAAACAAAGATTCTTTGTTTAGAGATATTGCAAATAATAAATCATACAGACAGCTTGCAGAACATTATAACATCCATTTGCCTTATTTACACTATTATTTAAATCTAGAAGAAAATCAACAAGCTAAACAAATTGCCCTGCAAATAGCATCTTATCATCAAATAGACGAAGCTAAACAATATCTTGAATCAATACAAGCTGATGACACAAATGCAAGTGTCAGAAAAAAGTCTGAGCTATCACAATTTTCAACTTATCTTGCTAAAGTAAAGAATAGAAAAGAATTTGATTTGAATTATAAATCAAATGATGGTGAAAATATAGAGCCCGCCAGATTTGAAATAATCTTGAATAATAAATAATTTTGCAGGTATCTTTACATAAAAGACAATCTGATTGCTTCACATCTACAGCTACCGAGATTCTCTACGGTGGAGCGGCTGGGGGCGGAAAGTCTCATTGCATGAGAATTATCGCAATCTTTTATGCTCTTAGTGTCTCAAATATTCAAATTTACTTATTTCGCAGATTAAGCGAAGATCTTAAAAAGAATCATTTAGACGGCTCAAGCGGTTTTACTAGTTTATTAGCTGAATACATTGAAAGCGGTTTTTGTAGAATCAATGCAAGCACGGCACAGATTATATTTAAAAACGGGTCTAAGATTAATCTTTGTCATTGCCAATACGATAAAGATGTTTTGAAATATCAAGGGGTTGAGATTAATTTATTGCTAATTGATGAGTTAACACATTTTAGCGAGAAAATTTATAAGTTTCTTAGGAGTAGAGTAAGGCTTGGCGGGTTAGTGGTTCCAACACATTTAAAACAATCGTTGCCTAAAATCATTTGCTCTAGTAATCCTGGAGGAATCGGACACGAATTTGTTAAATCTTATTTTATTGATAACAAAAAGCCGATGGAAATTTACAAAATGACAAAAGATGATGGCGGGATGTCTCGACAATTTATCCCTGCCAAGCTTTCTGATAATCCAACAATGTTAGAAAATGATCCACTTTATGCCGATAAACTTTTGGGGCTGGGCGGGTCGCTAGCTCAAGCAATGTTAAATGGTGATTGGGATGCAATTGACGGAGCTTATTTCGATAACTTTGACAAAACTAAACATATTATCGAGCCGTTTTTTATTCCTACCGAGTGGTTTAAGATTAGGGCTTTTGACTGGGGATATTCTAAACCTTTTTGTGTTCTTTGGGGTGCGGTGTCGGATGGATCGCTTGTTGATTGTGGCGGTATAAAACGAAGCTTTCCAAGAGGTGCGATTATTATATATCGTGAGTTTTATGGTTGCACTGGCAAATCAAACGAAGGGCTTAAAATGCATGCTGGAGATATCGCTAAGAATACAAAAGCAATGCAACAAAGCGAAAGAATGAATGATATGGTTGCAGATCCTGCAATTTTTGATGTCTCAAGTGGTGAAAGTATAGCCGATCAAATGGCAAAAGACAAAATACATTGGAGACCAGCGGACAATAAAAGAGTGGCGGGCTGGCAACAAATAAGAGCAAGATTCAGCGGAGAAGATGGTAGACCTTTATTGTATTTTACGAACACTTGCAAAAATTTGATTAGAACATTGCCAATAATGCAATATGACAATAGTAAACCCGAAGATTTAAATAGCGACTTAGAAGATCATGCGGTCGATACTTTACGATATCTTTGTATGTCTCGCCCTATTGTTGTTGAAATTCCTAAAACTCAAATGGCACTTGAAGAACAATGGTATAGAGATTTTAACCCTAAGAATTATTCAAATAATAGAAAATAATATGGCATCAAATATAAAAGTAATGGGGATCGGCGGGGATATATCTTTCGTAGGTCTATGTAAGAATGGTCATCCAATAGGAGAGTTATTTTATGAAGAACCAATACAAAAAGCATCTTTTAATAACACTATCAAGAATCATAATATTTTGCCAGATGGTAAATGTTCAGAGTGTGGGGTATTAGTATTTTACACTAATGAGGGTAATATAGGTCAGTTTAATGGTTTAGATTGTAAAGATGAGGATATTGAAAGATTGAGATTACACGGTCTTTTTTGGTCTTTAAAAAAAGGAAATATTATTTGGGAAAAATTATTTCTTGAAGGTCAAAAAGATATAGGGAATAATGAGTTTATGATATTATGTAATCCAATTAAAGCTAGGATTATTCATAAAAATAATTTAGAAAAGATGAGGGAAGAGCATTTGATAGAATTAGATGAATTAGTTAATATCGGAAAGATAATAAAAAGAACTTGACAAATAAAATTATTTAACAAAAATTTAATTTGAAAGGCTTGCATGCGTTAACACATTACAAATTATTAGATTTATCGTAAATGCAAGCTAATATTCAAGTTGAAAAAAAAGAAGATTTAACGCACTCTAAGGGAGATGCTGGATTAGTAGAGATTTGGACAAAAGAAATTGAAAATGCTATTAATTATGAAAAAGAATGGCATGATGAAGCTAATGCTAACTTTACAATATACAATAACGAAGGGCAAAGCAAAGATAGATACAATGTTTTTTGGTCTAACACTCAAACACTCCGCCCACTTTTATTCTCAAAACTTCCTAAAACAAACATTACTCAACGATTTTTAGATACCAGCGAAATTAACCGCATTGCTTCTGAGATGATGGAACGAGCAATTGATTTATCTTTAAAAGATTCAGACGCTGAAACGGCAATTAATAAATCCCGTGATGATTTTTTAATTGGCGGTCGCGGTGTAGGTCGTGTTTGTTATGATCCTGAAAACGAAGTCGAGTTAGAAGATGGCTCAATAGAAATGGATGATTCTGAAAAGAAATGTCGCATTGAATATGTTGATTGGAAAGATTTTACAATGTCAACAGATAAAGAATGGTGTAATGTTCAGTGGATAGCTTTTAGACATTATAAAAATCGCAATGAGTTAATCGAAGATTTTGGAGAAAAAAAAGCTAATGCAGTTGAGTTAAATGCTACTAGATTAAATAATAATAAAAACAAAAATAACGAAAATGAATTATTTAAAATGGCTGAAGTCTGGGAAGTTTGGGACAAAAAAAACAAATCAGTTTTATTTCTTACAATTGGCGGTGGCGGTGTTTTATTATCAAATGAAGAAGATCCTTATAAATTAAGAAATTTTTTTCCGATTAAATCACCTCTTGGCTCTAATTCAAACCCCATTGATTTAAGACCGATACCGCTTTATAGACAATACAAAACACAAGCTGAAGAACTTAACATAATCGACACTCGCATTCGTTCATTAGTAGAGCAATGCAAGGTAACTGGAATTTATTCATCTATTGCTGAAGCTTCTGATATGGAAGGTTTATTCAATGGTGATGATGGCTCTTTTACTCCTATGCTTTCAACTGGGAATCAAAAAGTTCAAGATTTAATAATGTTTAAGCCACTTGGCGAAATCATTGCGACAATTTCACAACTTAACGATAGAAAAGACCGTGTTATTTTCTCAATTAGAGACATTACAGGAATTTCTGATATTGTGCGAGGCATTACTACCGCTTCAGAAACTGCCACCGCTCAACAAATGAAGGGAAACTTTGCAATTAGCAGAATCCAACCTTTACAAAAAGAACTAGAATATTGGGTTAGAGATTTAATTAGATTACTTTGTGAATTAACCGTTGAAAATTACACAATTAAAGAGCTGATAGAAATGACTCAACTTAAAATTGTTGACATTAAAGCAATTGAAAGAGCTGAACAACTAAAATTAGATTTCTTATTAAACGAAGCTAAAAGTTTAACTGATCCCAATAATCCTGAAGAAGTTGCTAGGTTAGAACAAATGAATGAGCAAGCTAAAGAACAATTCAAAAAAACAATGAAAAAGCCTTTAGAGGATTTAAAAGGCTATGCTATTACACCAGAGCAAATTCCAGAATTAGAAAAATTAATTAAAAATGATAAATTAAGAACTTTTGCAATTGATGTCGAAACTGATTCAACAATAAAAATTGACCAGCAGCAAGAAAAAGCTGATAGAATAGAATATATTCGCTCAATTAGTGAGTTTTCAAATTCATTTTATCCGATGGTTCAAGCTGGAATTATTACTCCAGATGCATTTAAACAGTTTATGCTTTTTATTTCTAAGCCATTTAAAGTTGGTAGAATGGTTGAGGAGTCTTTAGTTGCTCAAGAAGAGCAAGAAGAAAAAGGACCAAGTGCAGAAGAAATGCTCGCTCAAGCTGAGATTCAAATTAAACAACAAGAATTACAACTTAAAGCTCAAAAACAAGAAATTGATGCACAATTTACACAACAAGAATTAGATATTAAAAAAGCAACATTGTTGCAACAGCAAGCAATTCATCAAGATAATTTAGAGTTTGAAGATTCTAACAAAGCGGCTGATAGAGAACATCAATTAGTAAAAGATATTACAGGTGCAAGAACGGCTTTGATGAATTCTCAAGCAATGGCACAAACTGAAAATTTAAATCAAACTATAAGAGAATCTAACAAACAAACTTTTATTTAGGAGGGCTATGAAAAAATCTACAAAAAAAGGTGGTAAAAAAGGTGGAAAAGGTTATTAAATA